TATTTCTTTATCAGAAAAAAGAATTTTTGAAGTGTTATTAGAAACATTAATTGTATTCCTATTTTTTTCATATGCTTTAAGACTAACTCCAGCATGACAGATCTTTTTAGACCCTTCACATTTTTTGGAAATAACAATATCAGAATCATCCAATTTGTCTTCAATTCCTGTTGTTTGGCCTATTTGTCCTCTAACAGAAGTCCAATGAGCTCCCATAATTTCACATCCTTGTTTTTTATAATACGCTTTAATCTCATCACAAGTTTTTTTGGCGCGCTTTCTAAGCTTTTTTTGTTGTGCATCATTGAACACTGTCCATTTTTCTTTTAAAGCATCTCTAGGATTTGTATTTTCATCATCGGGATATAATTCCATATCTTTACCATTATTAAGACATTTACCGACTAACAATTCATGCACAATACCAGCTTGATTGCCTTTTTTATCTACTTTGTAGAAACTTGTCTCTACTAAAAATTTCTTGAAGGGTTTCATTATTATCCTCGATTTGTTCTTGTTATTTATATAAGGACATTTATAGGAATTTCTCGAATACTTCCTTTGAAAACTTTCTGCCGGCTATTGATCGATCCATTTCCTGTTCATTGAATGTTGTCTTATCAAACACAACTCCACCATCATCAACTATGTTATTCTGTGCCGAGACTTCTACATTGTATAGACGCATTTTCATTTTGTCAATACCTACTATAAATCTCTTATGAAGATCAGTACGAGCATAACGATTCTTGCCCAGCTGCTTGACCATAATCTGACCTAGCTGCTCAAGTTCGTCTGTTGTAATAAATGCAATCATAAAATCTGCTGTTGCTGGTAGACCAAAACTCTCAGATGTATTTTCTAAACCAAAATCTGAATCAGTGAAGCCAGCTCTATTCACTTGTGTGGCTGTCCATAACGGCACATCATATTCTACTGCCAAGCCTCTTAGCTCTTCTGCTATTGCCTTTACATACATATATGAGTTGACACTGGCACCCATTTTCATTCTGGAAGAAGCACAGAGGTTGATATAATCTACATACACAATATCAGGAATAAAGTTTTTCTTTATCTTTAGTTCGTTCAAAAGATATCGAAAGTTATTGGCACCAGCACAGCTAGTTGGGAACTCTCTTACAATCAACTGTCCTTTTACAGTATTTTTCAATCTATCCATTTTCTTATCATAGATTGATTTTTGTATGACTTTTAGATCTCCGATCGGGATATCCAGTAAGTTGGCATCAATACGTCTTGAGATTTCTTCCTCAGCCATTTCCAGTGTTATATAAAGAACATTTAGTCCTTGCATCAAGTTATAGCCTGCCATATGACACATGCCAATGGTCTTACCTACACCTGTTCCTGCAAGGATAACATTCAATGTTTTAGAAGTCACGCCACCATCTGTGATTACATTTAGCAGCTCAATATCAAATGGAACTTTTTTGATCTTACGTTGATAATAATCAAATCTCTCTAGAGAATCACCTAGGAAATCATGCCCAATACTTGTGTCAAAAGAAACTCCTAATGCATCTTGTAAAATAGATGGAATAGCACCTTTAGAAAAGTTATTATCTTTTTCTTCATTTACTATGCGAATAGCAGACATGAGTGCATTATAAAGAGCTTTGTCTTTACAAAACTCTTCTGTCTTATCTAAAAGCCATGCAAGATCTTTTGCTGTTTTTTCAAAAGAATCAATATAGGCAAATGTGTCTTTGAAAGTTTGAGTATCAAGAGTTTTGAGTGCACTCAGATCGATTTTCAACGCTTCAATCGGTGGAAACTTATTATATTTAGAAAAATATTCATTGATCAGACCAAAAACAACTTGGTCTTTCTTTTCAGCAAAATACTCTGCTTTTATAAATGGGATTACTTTTCTATTATATTCATCATTCCAAAGAACGTTTTCGAAAATTAATTTTTCTATATCCATTCATTTTCTTTCTCAATCATCTAAATGACATTCAGGACAACCACCATTACAATTTACAGTCTCAATTCTATCATCATAAATCACATTTTCAACTTTACGTCTAATAACTTTTATCCCCATATCTGATATTTGTTTGGCTATATATTGTAATTCTTCAATTATTCTATCTGCACCAATTTTAGCATTAAAATGACGTGTAGCATATAATTTAATTCCATTACCTAATGATGGATCACCATCAATGGCTGAAAATTTCCATTTATGTAATTCTACTATCTCTTTGACATAAGAGGGAACCTTATCAAGCATTGTAATGTGACATTCATAGTATTGTTTAGCCATTCTTTACAAGTTTTCTTAGTTTCTTCACTTCTTTTTTCAATGTATCAAATTCTTCTTTTGTCACTTCTGGTGGACCCATCACAATACACGGTGGAGTATAAACTGGCGCGCTCGCTGGATAATAATACCCATATGGATATGGAATTGGAGTTGGTTGCAAACCATGTCCATATATATATTCATATGGATATGGTGTAGAAGGATAATATGGCCCTGAATAATATATGGGATGCCATATACCCCAATTATCAGTATACCCTCCAGTAGTATAATATCCTCCAGAAGTATTATATCCTGCAGCAGATGTTGTTGTTATGGGATAATCTTCTCCTCCTCCTGACATTTTACGTTCCTTTCTTTTTCGGCAGTTTCTTTTTCTCTCTTCCAGGAATAGAACCTTTTTCTTTCTTTGGCTGCTTTGGTTTCTTCGGTTTCTTCAATCCCCAAATAGTTGGTAGTGAATCAACATCTAAAGAAATATAAGGTGACCAATGCAAAATTACAGGTTCCACCATCAAATTTGGTAAATTATAATACATCATTATTCTTTCTCCTTTTCATTTACTTTGTCCTCTACACTGTCATCACTTGTATTTATCATATCAGTTGATGATAACGCATATTTTTGTTGAATTGCTTCTGCTAAATCAGTTTCACCCAACATTACTGTCCAGAATTTGTCATCATATTCAACATCACTTCTACGAAACTTTTCTTTTCTAACTTCAAGATCTCCGGTGTCAAACCATCCCTTGGAAGGTGATGTTATATAACCTAATCCTAATGCTATATCAAACAATCCTGCCCATTTTTGAATACCAGATTCAAACGAAACATTGATCGGTATCTTAGATTTCTCTTTTACAAACCGACTCTTTTCTATATTGATGATAAAGTTATATCCTGTCAAACTCTTGTCTGCATCTTTGTCCTGCTGTCTACCAACAATCCAAATAGTATCCGCACTATAATATGCACCTGTTCCACCAGATACAATGTCCTTAGGATACAATCCGATTTCTTTGTAGGTGTGATTCACTACAATGATTGGGATGTCTTTCAATCCTGCATATGGTGTTATCATTCTAAAAAGTGATTTGTTAGATTTTGCTCTTGTCATATCAGCTACTTGCTTACCTGACATGGCATCTTCGATTTCTTTTACTGATGCAAGTGATCCTAACGAATCAATAATAATAATCAATTTATCGCCACGTTCAATCCCTTTTAACTGATTCACAATATCATGTTTCAGTTCTTCAATATCAGTTACTGGTGTATGAATAACACGATCAGTTGGAATAGAAAACATTTCAAAATAGTTTTTCGGCGTGCCAAATTCACTATCATAAAATAGAAGAGCAGCATCTGTATATTTTTTCAAATAAGCCGAAGCTAAGAGCAAAGCAAATCCTGTCTTGAAATTTTTACTTGGTCCTGCTAGAACTGTTACGCCAGATGATAGACCACCATCAACTCTGCCAGATAAAGCAACATTTATCATTGGAACAGGAGTTGTAATCATATCACGTTCTGTAAAGAAAATACTATTTTCTAAACTGTTAGCGATATCGATTGTACTATTTTTTAGAATTCGTTTTGCTAAGCTCATATTTTTTCCTTTTTCAATTTCATTCCTGTTCTTCAATTACATTATCCATAAAGTGTTCCTAACCAAAACCAAATCAAAGCTATAAACATTGTCCAAAAGAAGAAAATCGCAAGATGAATTTTCCACATATTATCTCGCCACCATATGCCCTTTTCTTCCTCCTCCCGTAACCGCATACAAAAATCTCTATATTCTTCTTCTGTCATTTTTGGCATTACATAAATCCTTCTAATGTTGATATTTCTTTATGTTTCCATCCTATAGCATCCAATATTGTTTTTATGGGAGCAAGAAATCCCTTTTCAAATTGCACATCATAATCAATATAGTCTGTAAGACCAAACTGCTTTGGAATTACATTCATAAAAGATATTACATGCTCGTGTAGAGGGTTTGGTTCTTTCAGATAGACGAATTTTATCTTATCTCCATTATATATGAAAGGATGCGTTTTGTCAAGATGATTTTTAGAAACTAAATGATTATAAATCAATGCGCCCTTCACTTGTATTGGCGTTCCTTTTGCATATATAATTGCTGCATCGCGATATTGTGTCAACCCACTAATGCTTCGTGGGAATGCAATTTCATCGACTGGTAACTTTTGAAATTCATTATGAAAGTTTTCAATGAATTTCAATAATGCTGCTTGATCTTCGTTCATTATAATACTAATTGCTTTTTTGATATTGCTTCGACAAGATGATGGAGTCGAAGAACGAACAGCTTCGATACCAACAATCTTTAGTTGTGGTTCTTTATATCTAACACCTTCTGAATCCCATACATTCAGAATGTAATGCTTTTTGCTTGTCCAAATACCTTTATTAGCAATAATTTCTCGCTTCATAAACATCATATTTTTATAAGCATTTGTATACTCAGCTAACTCTTCATAAGCCGATTCAATAACTGTTAGAAGTTTATTGCTAGATTTACTTAGAAAATCAACTATCTTTTCTGTAGTTGCATTTTCCATTTTACATTTCTTTACTAAATCATCCATTGCTATATAGAGCGAATCTGTATCTGCTGCTATAATGTAATCTTTATCAGTTTTTAGAAGATCTTGTAAATATTTATTGAGTGCTTTTTCTGCCCATCTGATAACCAACTGGCCAGATGCTGTTATAGCCTCTGCATTGTTATGGCTATAAAATCTAAAATAAGGATTAGCAACAGCACCATAACCTGAATTCAATTGAATCTTTTTTGCCATCTGCAGATAGTTGAATTGTGCAATCTCTTTTAGAAGATTAGGTTCCTTTGTTACTTCATATTCTCTTTGCGCTGCAAGCATCTGTTTCTTATAACGATCTCTGTCCTTATAGATTTTTTCCATAATAGCAGGAAGGAATCCTTGATGATCTGTTCGATACAAACAAAGATTGGCTGCACATGCTGCTTTTTGATGTTTGATGATTGGATCAAATTCAGACAACTTGCCATCAAGAATATCATCTATAGTCAATCCAAAATCTGCTTTTCTGATAAAGGTATCTGGTGAAATATTATACTGCATGATCAGATGGGGATATAGTGAAGTCAAGTCAACTGACACGACCCATTTGTGCATACCAAGTAGTGGTTCTTTTACAAATGCCCCAATCAATTCTTCATCTTGCTGCTTTTTCATTTGTGGAACTACAATATACTGATCCAACAAATAATTGTGAATCATTGTGTCCCATGTTCTGATCGTTGTCAATGTATCATTATAAGTTACTTTGGCGTCATAAGCAAGAGCAAAAACCTGTTCAATCAATTTCAATTTGTCATCAAGTTTTTCTACTAACACAACATCATGAATATTATAGTCAATAAACAATTCATAATTTTCTTCATAAAGTTTTAGCAAATTTTCATATTGACTATAATCAATTTTCTTTTCACCTAACTCTACACCAGCAATAAAATTCAAGGAAAAGCTTTCTTGATTCTTATATGAAAACTTTTTATAAAGATTGAAATAATCAAGTGTAGAAATACCTTTCAAGTCATAAATGTATTCTGTTACATCTTTGAACTTGAACTGTACTTCTTTTTCTTCTACAAATCCCCAAGGAGATAGTTTATCAGCCATATCTTTGCCCAACAGAATTTTGATTCTATTATAGAGATATGGAATATCAAATCCTTCAACATTCCATCCTGTCAATACATCAGGATTATATTGAGGATTGTTCCAGACTGTTATAAACTTTTGTAACAGTGCTGTTTCATCTTTGCAGGGAACATATGCCGAATTAGCATTTTTAGGTGTGTATTCTTTACAACCAAATGTTATCTTCTTACCATGCTTGGCAATAGTGATAGCAGTGATTGGATAGATTGCATTTTTATAACTGGGGAACCCTTTATCACTTTCAACTTCTATATCTAAAAAGATGATGTTGATCAGTGAGGAGTCATATTTCATTTGTCCTGGAAATGTGTCATTGATCCACGTGTAAAGAAAGTTTGTATTTCCATAAAAATTAAAATTGTCAATGCCTTTATGTTCACGAATGAATTTTTGTGCTTCTGAAATGCTTTGAAACTCTTTCATAGCTACTCGTTGGCCATCTAAAGTTCTATAGTCTTTTAAACTTGTTGTATTAGGATTAACGGGCAAAAATAAATACGGCTCGTAATGAACTTTTCTTTTTACTCGCTCGCCATCTTCATAACCAGTATAATAAATTTCATTTCTATGAATAAAACAATTTGTATAAAAATGCATATCAATCCTTTCATTGTTCACTTATATAGTATAACAGATATGAATGAAAATGTCAATAAATAACCCCCCTGAGGCGCATACGTTGAGAGGCGTGGGGGGTGTTATTTGTTTGCCTGTCTGGTTGCCGTCGACTGCACCATTCCTCAGGCTATAAGAGTATCCGTTTTCTGACCATACCAGATCTTAGGTTGACAACCCTAAGCAGGAATGATTGGCTTTATCGAGGAGTCACCTCTCGACCAGATACTCCGTATTAGTGTAACCTCATCGTTTGATATTCATCAGCATAAACAGCCAGTCTGCTAGTTTCATCACACCAAACAAATATTGGCGTGAGCCCTGCTTTTTTGAAAACATTGCCTGCCTGTAAAATCCTTCGAAAGTTCATTTTATCTTTGATAGGTGGTCCCCAGCCCATCTCTTCAGCGGCTTCTGCTGCTTGTACAATCATTTCCTCTGGAACCTCTTCCCACTGGGAATAATCTAGCATTGCATTGACATTTTTACTGGTTATTTTCGAGAACGGCTTTTCCATATGTTTTTTTACCTTGTAACTCTCGTACGAACTGCACAGCTGCTTGACATGTATCAAATCGCTTGATGCGTGTTACAAGAAAACCATCATTTGTTTTCGTTTGATATGTTACTTTATATTCCATATCTAAGTGTAACATACATCT